ATATCTTGAGAAGAAAGACTTCCCTAATGTAAGAAAGTGGATTGTACAGAACTTAGATAATGATCCCAACACAATACTGAGAAATATCTACGATTCATTGTATAATGTATTGAAACCTGCAACTATACCACATGCAGTATTAGTTGTGGCAAAGTATCAATACCAAGGTGCTTTTGTTGCTGATCAGGAGATCAATCTCTTGGCAGCGATGACTGAAATTATGATGGAGTGTGAATTCAAATGACCAATCTCAAGACACCACTACGATATCCGGGTGGTAAGTCTAGAGCAGTTGATAAAATCAAGAATTTCTTTCCTAATCTTTCAAACTGTAAAGAGTATCGTGAACCATTTCTAGGTGGTGGTTCTGTAGCATTACATATCAGTATTGCTTTTCCACACTTGAACATCTGGGTCAATGATTTATACGAACCGTTGACAAATTTTTGGCAAACCTTACAAAAACAGGGAGATGAAATTGCGTCCAAACTCAAAGATATCAAAACAAACACCTCCGACTGCAGAGTACTCTTCGAGGATAGCAAGTCTATTCTACATGATAGAGGACTTACCGATCTCGAACGTGCTATTGCTTTCTATATCGTCAATAAGTGTAGTTTCAGTGGTCTTACTGAGTCTTCATCTTTTTCAGAGCAAGCATCAAGACAAAACTTCACAGTGCGAGGTATTACCAAACTACCCCAGTATAGTAGAATCATCCAAAGATGGACGATCACCAACGACTCTTATGAAATCTTACTAACAGATCTTGTAAATGCATTCATATATCTTGATCCACCATACGAGATAGATTCAAACTTATATGGTAAGAAAGGTGATATGCATGAGGGTTTTGATCATGATAAGTTTGCAGAAAAATGTGATAGCAGAGTTGCAAAGATGCTCATATCTTATAATTCATCACAACTCATCAAGGATAGGTTCAATAGTTGGTCAGCATCTGAGTATGCTCATACCTATACCATGAGATCTGTTGGTGATTATATGTCGAAACAAAAACAAAGAAAGGAATTATTACTTTTCAATTACAACAAAGAACCAAAAATACAATTCTCATTTGGGGGTTGCTATAACTATGATAAACTCAACTCATCAGGATTGACATGAACCCAGAAGAAGAAAATCCATTTTGGGGCGAACCCACTCCTACTGATTTGTGGGACGACATGAAGAAACTGAATGACTGCTATGAGAAACTAGGGTGGACTCATTTTGATTATCTGGAGATTGCTATTGAAGGTAATCATGTTACAATAAGGAACAAGTCAAAGGAAGGTAGATGAAACCCGAACTGAAGGATTGGTTGAACTCAATCAATTACAAAAAGAATAATTTGTTTGACGATCCAGAGGTTACTGACTCAATGTATCCTGCATTTATAGTCAACAGATGTATGGCAGGTCACATGGATGCTGTACTATATGCTAATGAGATGAATATATACAATTCTTTAGACAAGAGACTACAGTACGACTTTTTACTAAATATTTTACGATCTCGGAAAAGATTCTCTCCTTGGATTAGAAAGGAAGAATTGGACAATCTTGAACTAATCAAGAAATACTATCGCTACAGTGACGAAAAGGCAAAGCAAGTCCTCTCAATACTTACCGAAGATCAGTTGAAATTCATTAGAAAAAAACTTGACACTGGAGGATTGAGATGAGCGTGGTGATTGAACCAGAATATGACTGGTCGCCTAGTAAAATGATTGAGGTTTCATTAGCAGAACCTGATGATTTTTTGAAAGTAAGAGAAACATTGACTAGAATTGGAGTAGCATCCAGAAAGGAAAAGAAGTTATATCAAAGTTGCCATATATTACACAAACAAGGTAAGTATTTTATAGTTCACTTCAAAGAACTTTTTGCTTTAGATGGTAAAAAGGCAAATCTAAGCATCAATGATTTTCAAAGAAGGAATAGAATTGTACAGTTACTATCAGACTGGGGACTGGTAGATGTTCTATCATCAGACTTAGTAAGTGATATAGCACCACTCAATCAGATAAAGGTAATATCATACAGAGAAAAGGGGGATTGGAAGTTAGAAACAAAATATAATATCGGAAAAAGAAAAACTACTGAATCTTCTTGATTTTTTGAACATGAGAACCCTCTGGTTGCTCGTACAATTTATCTGAAAATGGCGTGATTACTTTGTAGTCACGCTTATTTTGTCCACATTTTTTTCTGCATAGTGGATCTTTCCAAGTTTTTATACCACTCCAGTATATTTGCCACTCTTTAGACTGTAATAATTCACCAAGAGATTCATAATCACGAATGTTTGGTACTGTTATAAGGTTTTCATACTCTGATGCCATCCAACAACATGGAAAAACATTACCTCTTGCTGTTATAAAAAGTCTTTTTCTGTCAAGACACAGTGGTTCTACCTTACTAAAAAATCTTTTGCCTATTTCATGTGTTCCAACACCACGTTCTACATTACGATTTGAGTAAATTGTATGAAAATGTAAGAAACCCATGTCCTTTGCCATGTCCATAGCAGTCTCTAGTTGGTGCTCATTCCAACTGAACTGAACCATAGACCAAACTGCCCACCCACCGGCATCTATGAATGCTCTAGCGTTTTCTAGTGTCTTCTCCCATACACATTTGACTCTATAATATTCATAAGTTTCTTTATCAGTACCATCAAGAGCAAATAAAACAGGATTGTCACCCATTCTTTTTGCTAACTCAGTCCAGTATGAGGGTTTATGTGCAGAACCATTGGTGAAGAGTTTGACATCTATGTCATTTTCTACCAAATGATCAAGTATAGGAAACAAATGTCTGTTGGCACTAGCATCACCATAATTACCACACATCTCTATTGATTTTACGTCGGATGTTATTATCTTTTTGATATCTTCTACTGTCAAATCGGTACTGATAACCCTACCTTTTTCATTCCTAGAACAAAAAAGACAAGCAGCATTACACTTATCGGTCAAATCTATCTGGATATCCGTCCATGTAACTTCGGATTCCACCATATACAAAAAAAGTACTTCTATTATAATTATCTATGTCGCCTTCGGGGACATTATTCACAGACGCTTAGAGAGGTCACTATGTTTGACAACGCAATCACAATGACTGTTGGAGATACACAAGAATATCTCAACAAAATTAGACGAAACATGATCGGATTTGACGATTGGATCAGCGATTTCGATCAACACTTCAAAAATTCTAACTATCCACCTTATAATACTATAAAGATATCAAATCATGAGTATAAGGTAGAGGTAGCACTAGCAGGATTCAAGAAAGATGAACTAAAAGTTTACACACAAGAGGGTAAACTCATCATCGAGGGTAAGAAAACTGAGACAGAGGGCACTGACTACATGCATCGTGGTCTTGCACAGAGATCTTTCAGTAGATCATGGGCAGTACCTGATGATTTAGAGGTCAAGAACGTCAATTTTGAAGACGGACTACTTCTTATTGATATAGAAAGAATCATTCCAGAGCACAGGCAACGTAAGGAATGGCTCTAAATACCTAAAAACAATTAGGTCGTGTTCGATAGAGTAAGAAAACACATTTCAGCGTCAGATCTTCGTCGTTTGAACGAGGATCTGACTTTGAAGTTTAGAGATAAATTAAATCCAATATTTTGGGATCCATCTGGTCTAAAATCAATAGTTAGAGAGAAACTAATGGACTTTGGTAAGGCATTTGCAGACTATGCAGAGATACCAGAAGAAGGAATTGTAGATATTTTGATGCTAGGTGGTAACGCAGGGTATAATTATACAAAATATTCAGATATTGATGTGCATTTAGTAGTAGATCCTAAGTATGTGCCTGATTGTGACCCAGAATTGATAGATGACTACTACATGGATAAGAAAACCTTGTGGGAGTTGACACATGACATCAGAATCTATGGTGTGCAGGCAGAACCATACATTGAGAGACCCGGAATCACTAGAAAGAAGAGTCAGGGTGTCTATAGTCTACTAAAAAACAGATTTATACAAGAACCACAGAAATTTGCGGGTGAATTAGACGAAAGAGAACTAGAAAAGAAGACAAATAACATCAAAGGTAAGATAGACAGACTGGTTGATAGTGATAATGGTGTCGGATTACGTGCTATAATGAAGAAACTAAGAGCAGCAAGGCAGGCATCACTCGATTCCTTTGGAGAATATGGATTTGAGAACCTTGTGTTCAAAGAACTAAGAAATAGTGGTTACATTGACAAAGTAAGGGATACCGTGCTACAATTAAACTCAAGAAACCTATCCTTGACATGATACAAATATTATTATTGAAGAACCATACTGTTC